TTCACGGAGCGGAAGTGGAACTTCCCGACTGGTTAGCGGAACCGCTGCTGGACGCTCATCGAGCGCAACCGGTTATCTTATCCACTCAAACGCACCGTGGACCGGGACCGGATATGGAGTCCAAACCGCCGCACTCGCGCAAGCAATCAAACGCGAAAAGGAAACCGTCACCCTCTCAGTCAACTACGGACTCCAAGGTGGCATCTCAAGTTGGGAAGGAATAGAAGTCCTTCCCTGTGGATTCACCCCATACTCAGCAGATGTTCTCTCAGCTCATACCAAGTATGCAGAAGAGACAACTAAGAAGCGCACAGCGCTGATCACACTCTTTGACTGCTGGGTGTTCAAGTCTCACAAGATCGATGATGTTCCCGTGATTGCATCATGGGTTCCTATTGATCACACACCTGCACCACCAGATGTTCTGGACTGGTGTCAGCGGGACAATGTTCTGCCAATTGCAATGTCCCGCTTTGGGGAACAGATGTTGCACAACGCAGACATTGATTCAATGTATGCACCACACAGCGTTGACACATCCGTGTTCAAACCGGATGCAACAATTGGTGGTGCGCCTGGACGCACAGTCCTGAACATTCCTGAAGACGCATTCCTAGTTGGAATCGTTGCAGCCAATAAGGGAACGAACCCGCTACGCAAAGCGTGGGGAGAAAACCTTCTGGCAATGGCACAGTTCATGCAGCAGCGTGAAGACGTGTTTCTTTACATTCATTCTGAGAAGCGTGGCGCACAAGGTGGAATTGACCTTGTGAAACTTGCTCACGCATGTGGCATCCCTGAAGACCGTCTGGTGTGGGTTGACCAATGGGCCTACTACGCAGGACTTCCACAAAGTGTTCTTGCTGGAATCATGGCATCACTTGACGTTCACCTGATGTGTTCCCGTGGTGAAGGTTTCGGAGTTCCAGTCCTTGAGACTGCAGCGTGTGGTGTCCCATCAATTGTGTCTGCGTTCACCGCTCAACCAGAGTTAGTTGCAGATCACGGTTGGGTCACCGCTGTTCAGCCTGATTGGGACGCTCTGCAATCCTCATGGTTTGCAACACCACTCATTCATTCCATTGTAGAGAACCTGCAAGATGCGTATCTGACCTCAGTCAATCCTGAGCGACGCGCTGCAGCCCGGTCTCATGCAGAGTTCTATGAACATTCCCAAGTGTTCAACCGGTATTGGAAACCCATTCTCACAGAGATTGATAAGAGAATGGGTGAAGCATGATCCCGTGGAACCTTCTTGGTCACAGGCTCACAGCCTTTGAACGAATCACCGCAATGCTCCCAGAGGGTTGCGTGATTCTCGAGACTGGAACAATCCGTGAACCGGGGAACTGGATTGGTGACGGACAATCAACGGTTGTCTGGGATCACTATGCAGGTATTCGCTCAGGTCATGTCACAACCATTGACCTAGATCCGGGATGCGCTGAACTTGTGCAACGGATGAACCTTCTCAACACAACAGCACTCACCGGGGATTCCTTGCAGGTCATCCCAACACTTGACCTTCAACACGTTGACTTCCTGTATTTGGACTCCTTCGATGTTGACTTTGCGAACCCGGAACCAGCGTCTGAACATCATCTCTCTGAACTCAACCTGTGTTGGCATCTGCTCACCTCTGGCTCAATCGTCGCCGTTGACGACAATCGAAACGGTGACGGCAAGGGGACAGCAGTTGCAGCTCACATGGCTGAACACAACATTCCTGAAATCGTCAGCGGATATGTCCGCGTGTGGAGACTCCCGTGACAATCACAAATGGCTATTGCACCCTTGCTGAACTGAAAGAGATCCTCCGCATTCTTGACACGGTGGATGATGAACTGTTGGAAGCACGCATCAATGAAGCATCAAGGGTCATTGATACTCATTGCAACCGCCGGTTCTATGCAGACGCTGTTGCGTCTGCACGGTTGTTCACTTCCATTGATGGTTCAACCATCTTTGTGGATGACATCGCTTCAACGTCTGGTCTGGTTGTGAAGTCTGATGCAGCGGGTGATGGCACCTATGCAACCACCATTGCTGCAGCAGACTTTCAAGCGGAACCGTTGAACGCGATTGTGAAGGGGAACCCCATCACTTCTATTGCATCGAGAATCTACGGTGCGTTCTCAATGGCTGCTGTTCCTGCTGGATGTCAGGTCACCGCCAAGTGGGGTTGGCCTGCAGTCCCAGACCCTGTTCACTCAGCGTGTCTGATCCTCGCAGGTCGTCTTGTGAAGCGTGGTGACAGCCTCCTTGGTGTCGCTGGTTTCGGTGAGTTGGGCGCAATCACAGTCCGGGCCATTGATCCTGACGTCGAACGGATGTTGCGTCCGTACAGAATCCATGTGGTTGCCTGATGGCTGGGAACGCTGCAGACCTCCACGATGCGATAGCACGGGCCTTGGCAACTGTGCCTGGTCTCAGAATCGCTGACCATCTCCCTGAACAGGTCTCACCGCCAATGGCTGTGATTCAGATTCAGTCAGTCACCTACCACCGTGCAATGCAGGGTGGGTTGTCTGAGTGGAAGTACGTCATCTCTGTGATTGCTGGACGCATGGGAGACCGTGCAGCGCAACGCACGTTGGACTCTTGGATGTCATGGGATGGCGCACAGTCCATCCGTGCAGCCATCGAGTCAGACAGAACCCTTGATGGAACCTGCTCAACATTGATCATGGAAGACATGATCACAATCCGTCCGCTCTCAATTGGTGATGCTTCCTATCTCACCTGCGAGTTCAATCTTTCCATTCACGCATGACAAGGAGTGTTCCTATGGACACCTTCAAAATCGTTGGCTCACACAATGTGGTGGGTCACGAACCGGGAGACATCATCACAAGTGGTGACCTCGCCGGAGTAGATATCCAGCATCTCATTGATGCTGGACATATCGAACCCACCAGCAAAAGCCGCAAGGCTGAACCCAACAACAATCAGGAGGACTGATGGCTATCGTCATCACCAACGCAAATGTGAGCATCGGCGGTGTGGATCTTTCTAGCCACATCACGAAGGTCACACTCAGCACGATGCGTTCCGAGATCGAGACAACCACGTTTGGCAATGTTGCAAAGCGTCGCGTTGCTGGTCTTCAGGACAACAGCGTGTCAATTGACTTCAACCAAGACTTTGCAGCAGCGACCGTGGAAGCAACTCTCTATCCGCTTATTGGTTCAACTGCTCAGATCATCATCAAGCCCAATGGCACCACAACCGGCACCGCGAATCCGTCATACACATTCAACGCGCTCTGCGTAGAATTTACTCCCCTTGACGCGCAGGTGGGTGAGTTGTCAACCGCCAGTATCAATTGGCCGATTGATGGAACCATCACAAAGGCTACTGCCTAGTCATGGCCGCGCTAATGCGTCTCCGGGTGGTCCCTGCTGATGGGGCAACGTATGAAGTGAACGTGACACCAAAAGTGATTGTTGGTGCGGAACGTCAGTTCGCAAAACCAATGTCACAAATCTTTGGTGAGAACGCTTCGTTTGAAGCGCTCTGCTGGACAGCGTGGAAGGCATCTCAGTCTGCTGGAGTCATCGTCAAACCATTTGATGAATGGTTAGACGGTATTGATTCCATCGAGGCTGCAGAGGCTGAACGCGTCCCTTTAGAGATTCAATGACAATGCTGGTGGCACAGGTTGCTGTTGCCACCAGCATTGCACCCAATGAACTGTTGGACGCACCGTCTGACGTGTTCTGGGCAATCGTTGCAGTCCTAAAGGAACAGGCAAGACAGAACTCGAGGAAATGAAATGGCTCTGAGCATCGAGCAAGTGCAAGCGAACAAAGCAGAGTTCGATGCTCAGATTGCCATTCATGGATATGACGCGTTTGTAGCTCAGATGAAACGGTTCTCTCCTGAACTTCTCAAGGAGATGAATCGTGAGATCAATTATGTGTTGCGTCCCATCGCTGACAAGGCCAAGGGGTTTGTCCCTGACCAACCGTTGTCCGGTTGGAACTACGGTGGAGACGGTGCGAGATATCCCGGGACTTCACCTGAAGCACGGTCTAAGGGTGGGAGTGGTCTCCCATATTGGAATGACTCCCTAGCCCGTTCCGGTATCCGTGTGAAGAAGGGTGGCAGACGTGAGAAGGGATCCTTCACTAAGGACTCATGGTCCATTCTGAATGACTCCAAAGCGGGTGCAGCATTGGAGTTCATCGGTGTTGGTTCCCCTAACTCCTTCACCCTCGCAATCAAGCGCACACAAGGCAAACCGGGACGTTTGATCTGGAAGGCATGGGATCAAGTCAACGGGGAGAACAAGGTTCGTGCAGCGGTAGTCCTGATTATCAATGACTATCAGCGCGCGTTCATGGATGAATACAATCGGAAGTGAGTTCCCGTGGCAGTAGTAATCCCAATCACAACAACCTTTGACCGTAAGGGTGTCGAGCAGGCACAAGCAGAGATGGCAAAGGTCTCTGGCGCGGTTACTGACACACAGAAGAAAATGTCTAAGCAGTTCAAGATGCTTGGTGCTGCTGTTGGTGCTGCTGCAGTTGGAATTGGTGTTGCGGGAACAATGGCATTTGTTGACTTTGAACGGTCAATGAATGAGGTGTTCACACTTGTGCCTGGAACGTCGCAAGACGCTCTGGACGCAATGACCAACAATGTGAAGAAGTTCTCAAAAGAGTTTGGGGTTCTTCCAGAGAAGATTGTCCCTGCTCTCTATCAGGCTCTGTCTGCTGGTGTTCCTCAGGACAATGTGTTTGCATTCTTGGAGACTGCACAGAAAGCAGCCAAGGGTGGTGTCACGGATCTGACCACCGCTGTGAATGGCATTTCATCTGTCGTCAACGCGTACGGTGCTGACATCATCAATGCAACTCAAGCGTCTGATCTGATGTTTACCGCTGTTCGTATGGGCAAGACCACTTTTGAAGAACTGTCCAACTCTCTGTTCAATGTCACCCCAATCACTTCTGCATTGGGTGTGAAGTTCGCTGACGTTACCGCTGCAATGTCTGCAATGACCGCGCAGGGTATCCCAACCAATGTTGCGTCAACGCAACTCCGACAGTTGTTCGTGGAACTTTCCAAGGAAGGAACCAAGACTTCTGAAGTATTCGAGAAGATCAGCGGGAAGTCCTTCAAGCAATTTGTCACAGAGGGTGGCAACACCCAGCAGGCTCTGTTGCTTCTCGAGCAGTACGCAAAGAAAACGGGTGTGGGAATCAATGACCTTTTTGGTTCTGTTGAAGGTGGCTCTGCTGCTCTTGCCCTAACAGGCAAGGGGACAGAAACGTTCTCTAGGAACCTTGACGAAATGGGCAAGTCTGCGGGTGCAACTGAGGGTGCATTCACCCAAATGGATCAGGGTCTTGGTCCCCTCATTGACAGGTTCAAAGCGTGGGCTGCAGTTCTTCTCATTGACATTGGAACAAAACTTGCTCCAATCATTGAGAACATAGTCAACTGGTTTGATAAGCATCGAGTCGCCGCGTACGCACTCGCAGGTGTTATTGGTGGAGTTCTCCTTGCAGCTCTTGGTGCCTACATCATTTCTGCAGGTATTGCTGCAGTAGAGACTCTCATTCTTGCGGGACCGTTCATCCTTCTTGCTGCTGCAATCGCAGTTGTGGTTGGTGCGTTCATTCTCTTTTACACAAAGTTTGATGAGGTGATGAACTTCATCAAAGACCATCCCGCTCTTGCGCTCCTCATTGCAACAATCATGCCCGTTCTGATTCCCATCTTTGCGATTGTTGCAGCAATCAAGTTCCTTCAGGCCAACTGGGACACCATATGGAATGCAATTCAGGGTGCAGTCCAATGGGCATGGAGTTACATTGAACCAATCTGGAATGCAATCAAGACGTTCATCACAGAAACACTTGTGCCTGTGTTCATCTCGCTGGGGAATAAGGCTGTCGAGATTTGGAACGTCATCAAGAACGCAATTGCTTTTGCATGGAATGACGTTATCAAACCAATTTGGGATGCAATCTACGGATTCATTGTCAACACTCTGATTCCGATCTTTGAAATCTGGTGGGGAGTTGTCTCCACGATCCTCACCTACATTGGTGAGAAGATTCAACGCGTATGGACTGACATCATTCAGCCCATCTGGAATCTCATTTATGGGTACATCACCACATACCTGATCCCCTATTTTCAGTTGTTGTGGAACATTGTCTCAATTGTGTGGGACGCAATCTCTACCGCAATCAGTTATGCGTGGAACAGCATCATTAGTCCAGCATTCGAGAAGATCAAGTCTGGGATCTCAACGGTGTGGGGGTTCTTTCAGACCGCTAAGGACATCATCTCAACTGTGTTCTCAACAATTGCGGACAGCATCTCCGGTCCATTCCGTGAAGCATTCAACTTCATTGCACGCGCCTGGAACAACACCGTGGGCAAACTGTCATGGACGATTCCTAGAATCGTTCCGGTGTTCGGCGGTGACACAATCTCCGCACCCCGTCTTCCAGAGTTCGCCAAGGGTGGAATGTTCAACGCAATGGGTGGTGGTGCAGGACTCGCAGTCTTGCATGACAATGAAATGATTCTGAATCCGCAACAGCAGAAAGCATTGTTCAGCGGAAACGGGATGGGTGGTGGAGCGTCTGTCTACAACATCAATGTGAACGTGTCCGCTACCGCTGACAAGGCATCCATTGGACAGACCATTGTTGAAGCGATCGCATCTTATGAACGCAGGTCTGGTTCCAACTGGAGGAGCGCATGAGCGCAACACTTCTTGATGGTGCAGTTCTAACTGTTGAGATTGGGTTCTCCACATCGAGCGGTTCAGGTCAGGTTCCGTTGGGTTCAACCCTCGCTTCAATCAATTGGACTGATGTCAGCGCATATGTTCGGAGCGTGTCCACCAGTCGTGGACGCTCAAGTGAACTTGACACATTCCAAACCGGATCTGCTTCAATCGTGTTCTCTAACGCTGACCGCCGGTTTGATCCTGAATACACAGCAGGTCCATATTTCGGGACGTTGACACCTCTCCGTCCGGTGCGTATTCGCGCGCAATACGGTGCAGGTGCAACCACCAATCTGTTCTTTGGTTGGGTCGAGCAATGGCCCCAGACATATGAGAACCCGACTGATGCAACGGTGACCGTTACTGCTTCGGATTCATTCAAGATTCTGAACCTGCTCACCTTGCCTTCTCTGTGGGATTATCAGATCACAACTGACACGGTGCCAGCGGGAAGTCCTGATGGGCCTACGCAATGGTTCAAGTTTGATGACGGGGCTACACCCACAAGCGCGTTTGATTCATATCAAAACGTGACGGGCGGAACGTGGCAGCAGTTCTACGGATACACACCCGCTGGTGGTTCTGCTGATTCATTAGTGAAAAACACCACCACCCGTTCAGCAGTTTTTGATGGGTTGAATTGGATCAATTGTTCAGAACTGCAACCACGCGTGCGACTGCCTGCAACATCAAACAAGTTCACAGTCGAGTTCTGGATTCAAACCACCACAACTGTTCCCGCAGATTTTGGGATCATGGGTGGCGGTCGTGACTGGGGCGTTGGCATGACCGTGAACGGTGCCGGTGTCGGTGTCATTCGCGGGTTCTTCAATGATCCGGTGTTGGGCATCTATCCAACAATGGTCACCACAACTACACAGGTGAATGATGGGAATCCTCATCATGTTGTGATGGTGTTTGATTATCAAACATCACAACGCAGCATCTATGTTGATGGGGTCAATTTTGCTGGTGCCTATGAAACCTATCCCACGTTTTCATCAACATACACAGGTGACATTTCCACATACAAAATTGGTTGGATCTTCGCACCGTTCACAACTGCTGCTGACAACTTTACGTCAGGGTTGAAAGCAACCATTGATGAACTGGTGATCTACAACGGTACAACATTGTCTGCTGCACAGGTAGACAACCATTATGCAATTGGTAATGGAACCTACGGTGCGGGGCAACGCACAGATGAACGCATCAGCACCGCGTTGACACTTGCTGAATGGATGACTGATGGAACAAGTTTGAACACGGGTTCAGGCACGGTGCAGGGTGTTGACATTGAAAACAAAACACCGCTTGCTGTCGCTCAGGAATGTGAGAGCGCTGAACAGGGAAGATTGTTCATTGACCGTGACGGGAAAGTGAAGTTCATCAGCCGGTCTGCGTTCGCTACGACCTCCACCTACAACACCAGTCAATACACTTTCGGTGACGGTTCAGGTGAGTTGGGCTACACAAGTTTGGAGTTTGCGTTCAACGATCGTCTCATCTTCAACCGCTCAATTGCTGGACGCAGGAATGGCGCAACTGCAACACTCAATGACGCGACATCACAGGGTCAATATTTTATCAGAACAAGTTCAGTTACTGACCTCATCGTGGACACGGATCAGCAGGTTGTTGACACAGCAACAGCGCTTTTGGCTGCATACAAGCAACCATTGATGCGTGTCGAGCAACTCACATTCACACCCCGTCAATCACCGTCCACCCTTTACGCTGTAGCAATCGGTGTTGAGATTGGAACACGGTTGACTGTGAAGAGGAGACCACAGAATGTGGGTTCTGTTCTGTCCAAAGAAGTCATTGTTGAAGGCATCTCTCACAACATCAGTCCTGATGGCTGGGAAACTTCGTTCACATTGTCACCCGTGTTCGCTGCAACATTCGTTCTGGACTCTGCAACATTCGGTGTTCTTGATTCCAACCAGTTGGGTTACTAACAAAGGGGAAACCTTATGGGTTCCGGTTTTCGCACATTCGCAACATCAGAAGTTCTCACGTCATCCAATGTGCAGAACTATCTGATGACACAGTCAGTCATGTATTTTGCAAGCACCACCGCGCGTGATGCTGCAATCACTTCACCGGTTGATGGCATGGTTGCATACGTTGGAAGCAACGATTCCTCCGAGGGTTTTTACGTCTACAACGGAAGCGGATGGCGCAAGGGTCCGGGCTGGAATGCCCCGTGGGGATTCATTCAATACACACAAACAACATCCGGGGTCAGCGTAAAAAACGGCAACATTCTCGCAGGTAGCACAATCAGTGTTGTGAACCGTCGCCGCTATCGAATCCACGCTCAAATCCAAAACTTTTCATCCACAGTTGTGAACGACGTCGCTGAACTGTCGATTGTGGTTGGTGGAACTGTTATCGCTGCAACACGCGCTACTGCCACTATTGCAAACTTTGCAGGTTTCGGCGGAAGTGTTGTTGCCTATTACACAGCGGCAGCGACAAACGCTTCGCTGGGCTGCAATCTTTACAACAACGCCATCGTTGGTGCTGGAACACACACCTTTGGCGCATCAGCAACTACACCCATCTTCATCGCCGTCGAAGACATTGGCCCATCCGGAGCGCCGGCGTAACCGTCCTCACTTTCCATTGTTCCTTCTGAGAATCGAGTTCCTGAAATGTCGTTCTACCTGTTAGACAATCCGCCCGCTTCACCACAGTTCTACCCATCGAGGAACAACGGTCTGTCTGGTGGTGTTGTCATTCACACCACAGAGGGTGCTGGTGGAGATACTGCAGCAGAGAACACAGCAGCGTTCATTGCGCGTCGCTCTGATCCGGGTTCCTATCACATGGTGGTGGACACCAATTCAAGTGTTGCGCTCATGCCTGATGAGTTCACAGCGTTTGGTGTCGCTCAGCCTGGATTCAATTCGTCATGTTGGATGATTGCTATTGCTGCAGTCTCCGCTGACCTGAACCCTGATGATCCACGGACTCATGCTGAGATTGACCGGATGGGTGCAGAGATTGTTGCGTTCTGGAATCGGAACGGAATCAATGTTGCGGAAGCGTCAGAGTTCATTGGTGACGATGTGAAGATCCGTCCCGGTCTAGCTCATCATGGGGATGTGCAGCCTGCTGACCGTTCAGACGCATGGTCACGCAGACAGGATCGTTGGATCTTCGATTCAATGTTGCTGCAGGCCATCGAGCGTCACAGCGGGGAACAACCCGCTGTTCCTCCCACCCCTGTTCCACCCACACCCAACCCTGAAGGTTCCGTGTGGGGTCCGGGTTCCACCGGAGACAAGGTGCGTGGCATTCAGAAGATTGTTGGTGTCACTCAGGACGGTATCTACGGTCCACAGACTGAGGCTGCAGTTCGTATCTGGCAGTCAAACCTGAACCTCTCTGCTGATGGGGTGTGGGGTCCACAGACTGAAGGTGCAACTCATGACCTGTTTGTGTTCCTGAACAACCTTCCCGCTGTGGCTCCCAGCAATCCTTGGTTGGAAGCATTGGATCATGCGCGCGCGCAGATTCTCCGCATTGGTTCAACCGGTCATGATGTTGCAATTGCTCAGGGTCTGCTCAATGTGAATGGGTATGAACTCGAGTCAGACGGAATCTTTGGACCCAAGACGGACGCTGCAACCCGCAGGTGTCAGTCTGACCATGGTCTGATGGTGGACGGGATCGTTGGTCCCGATACATGGCAGGTTCTGGTGTCGTGATTGCACAAGTCACCACACAGGTTGCTGACTCACCGGGTTGGGGTGCTGCAGAGTGGATTGCAATCGTCTCTGCAGTCTCCATTGTTCTAGGGGTTGTCACCACCGCTGTTGTGCAGTTGGTGAGGCTCCGCACAGAGAACACCCAGCAGCACGCAGAAGGACGCGCACTTGTCACAGATGTGCGTGACAGACTTCTTGACCTGCACACTTCCGTGAATCATGTGGACAAGAAGGTTGACCAGATGACTGACCGTCTTGACCGTCATGAGAATGTGCATCACCGTGGGAAGCGTCGCTGGTAGTCCTTGTCCCCTACAGATGGGCCACATATGACTGAAGTCAGAACACACCTTGTCATCCCTGACACACAGGCCAAGGCTGGTGTCCCCGTTGACCATCTCCATTGGATTGGTCAATACATTGTGGACAAGAAACCAGACGTAGTTGTGCATCTTGGGGACCACGCAGATATGCCAAGCCTCTCAAGTTTCGATGTTGGGAAACGTCAGTATGAAGGCCGGCGATATCGGGATGACATCGAGTCAGCCAACGCAGCCTTTGATGTTCTGAACTCTGCAATGGATAAGCACAACCGGGAACAGAAGAAGAAGCAGAAGCGACAGTTCAAACCTGAACTGCACATCCTGCACGGAAACCATGAACACCGCATCCAACGGGCCATTGATGCAGACGCTGCACATCTGGACGGAATCATTTCACTTGATGACCTGAACTATGCAGACCACGGTTGGACTGTCCATCCGTTTCTGCAACCCGCCTGGATTGATGGTGTGGGCTACGCGCACTATTGGATTGCACCTATGACGGGAAGACCGTTGGGTGGTGCAGCCTCTCTACGTCTCTCCAAGATTGGTCACTCATTCACAATGGGTCACCAACAGACATTGGATTATGCAATCAGGTTTGTGGGCGATAAGAGCCAACACGGACTGGTTGCTGGATCTTGCTATCTGCACCATGAGGACTATCTAGGACCTCAGGGAAATCATCATTGGCGCGGAATCATCGTGAAGCATGAAGTCCAAGAGGGTTCCTACTGTCCAATGTTCGTCTCCATGGATTATCTGTGCAGACGTTATGAAGGAACATCATTGAGCAAGTTCACCGCTCACCGTTACTAGCGCAGGGGAAGCGTCATGGAAGAATCAGAACTGACAGTTGAGGATGAGTACGGATCCACCCTGCTGAACGCGTTTGCGCTCACCCATGGTGACCGTAATCAATCGTATGGACCGTTTGCAGAGGACTACGCGCGCGTGTCATCTGTGTTCTCAGCTCTCTGCGATTATGAACCCGTGCAGATGGACGCGGCGTATGCGCTGTTGTTCATGGTTTCAATGAAGTTGTCCCGTGTCGCCCATGCTCTCCACACCGGAATGGCATATGAAGAACCTCAGATGGTTGAAGACTCGATCATTGATGCGTCCGGGTATCTGGATGGTCTGTGGCAAGTCTTGAATCATCCCGTTGAATATGAAGTTGAAGAGTGGGAAGAACTCGAAGAAGAGGAACTGGAAGAGGATTGGGAGGATGAGGAATGACCATCACCATTGAACCTGACCTGATTCCTGCACCTGACGTTGAAGACCCACAGGATGAACCGTGGGATCCGAACGGTGACGAAGAGTTCCCAGACACCCAGCCATACCCAAAGAAAGATTGGAACGTGTGATGTTCACTCAAACATTTTGGAAGTCCGCAATCGAGCGTGCAATTCGTACGTTCTGTCAGACGCTGGTTGCAGTAGCAGGTGCATCTCAGTTTGATTGGATGTCTGCTGACTGGCAGACGCTGGTTGCAACGTCTGCTGTTGCAGCGGGACTGTCTGTCCTGACCTCTGTTGCTGGTGTGAATGTTGGTGACAAGGGTTCAACGTCTCTGACCATTGCAGAGATCCCGAAGAGGATCGACAACTCAACCAAACCTGAAGGTTTGTGATGGGTTCACCAGCCAATCTTCCACTCACTATCCGCACCGGGGACACAGAGACTGTCAGCGTCGCAATGCAAACTGCAGCGGGTGCTGCAATCGATATCACGGGCCGGACCTATCAGGCTCAGATCCGTGACACCGCTGCGTCCACGGCTGTTCTTGCAACCTTCACCTGCACCGTCACCAACGGGACTGCAGGAACGTTTGCCTGCACCCTTGGAACTGCAACCACCGCTGCTCTGTCACCTCAGACTGCTGTGTGGGATTGTCAGGAAATCAGCTCAGGAACCGTGACCACTTTGATGGGTGGTCAGGTGTTCATTGTGCAGGATGTGACACGGTGAGTGTTGACGTGACGTTGCGCCTGGATGCTGTGCAGTTGAAGTCTGATGACCGGACTGTGGTGTTGCAGC